GTCCCAGTTCAATCAGCACATCCAGAATCTGGTCCTTTCGGATACGCCTTATCGCGCCGCCCCGCAAAAGCCAGTTCGCAGCATAATTCGTTATATCCCTGCCAACCGTCCGGACATCGCCCTTCTTGCCGGCCTGTGCCGCCGGTGACGAAATGTCCCTTAGAAAAATGATTGTCTCTTCCAATAGATTGAGCATGATAGACTCCAATTATTAGTTTTTAGTTTTGAGTTTTTAGTTACAACTCAAAAAATCAAAAATCAACATTCAAAAATCATTTACGCCGCTACATCCATAAACGCTGCCTTGCCGGATATCGATAAGGTTACGTTCCCTTCGACCGGCGCATCGGCGGCCCCGAAACCAGGCTTGTCCAGGCTGCTGATAATGGCCGTAACAGAATAACTGCTCGTATCACTGAATGTAATCAAAAGCGTACCGGAAGTTTGCGCCTGATACTTCGTATTGAGCGCATTGTATACGCCGGCATTGCTGCCATCGTAGATTATATGAAGCGTTATATCGCCCTCATCGAGTGCACCGGCAATCTTTTCAACGAAACCGTCCGTAGAGTCACAGCTAAGAATCGGCTGGACATTGCAGGTCCGCGGCGAAGGAGCGGCGTCCATAACCTCACCTATCGTCAGTCCGTCAAAGACAAAGGTCGTCCCACGCGCTGTTATTGCTTTTGTTGACATTTTTTTTCTCCTTTATTTTTTAATTCTCAATTCTCAATTCTCAATTCATAATTCTCAATTCTCAATTCTCAATTCAAAATTCTCAATTCTCAATTCATATATTTACGGCCCCGAATAACCATCCGCCAGGTCGGTTATATATTTTATCTGGCAGCTCACCTCGGCAACTACACCGCCGTTCATAATTGAGTAATTGACTTCTGGACAATCGATATTAAGGGCCAGCCCTCCGCAGGCCTGGCCGCTAACGTTTCCGGCTAAAAGTGTTCTCCGAACCGTCTCGGCCATTCGGCTCAGCACAGTATCGGCCACGGTATTCTCCGGGAGCGTCCGGACAATACCGTAGAGTTTCCATTCGGCCTGCTCGGTGCGAGATGTTGTCGTTATGCTCAGCGTCCCTGTATTTGTGATTTCAATAATCACATCGCCATGCTTGAAGTCCTCGGCCTGCCAGTCGAGAATCTTCGGCCGGACGGCCCGCAGAGTAAGCGTTTCAGCCGGGTCCTGGACGCCTTCGATCGCATTTTTCATCCAGGCCGCAATTTGTTCGACTATCGCTTCTGCCATCTTCTGAGCTCCACACTTATCTGGTCATCAATCTGTTTGACTATTTTCTCACCAGCGGCATCTGTAGCTGCCTTTAATAGACCAGGCGTATTAGTAATAATCCACCAAATTGACGGTCCCTCTTTCTCGTCGATAGGCAGTCTTTTAGGTCCCCTTCTTGCAAATATAGCATGGTGACTATATTCTCTTACTAACTCTTCACCTCCCTTTGCAAATGCAGCAGCCCTTGCTTCTGCTGAAGTGCTTTCCGGTTTCCCGCCGACTACATCTATTAAAAAACCATGCTCAATAAATTTCCTGCCGCCCTTACGGCTTATTCGATAACTAAGTCCATGTGCCCTTCTGCTAACACTAAATGCGGGTATTGGTAATCTTTTTGCAGATGCACCAAGAGAACCGGAAAATGAACTCCATTTTTTGCTGATTTGTTTGGCGATAAAACTCTTTTTAACCACAATTTGTTCGGCAACTCGTCTTTTCAAGTCGGTTGCACCCGAATCTACTGCTCGTTTCATTGCCCTTCGCATAATCCGCGGCAGCGCACGGGGCACGGCCCGCAAAATGTGAGAGGCCTCTTTTAAGCTTCTCTCGTCAATTTGAAGTCGAATCGCCAACATTATTAACTCAAAACCAAAAACTCAAAACTAAAAACTCAAAACTATCAATGGGCCTCGATGACTATCATACCCGCTCCCTGACCAATTATCCTGGCCAGCCTGAAATCCCTTGCCGTTGCACCCTTGCGCGGCGGCACTTTGATTACCTGGCCCGGCTCAAATTCCTCCGCCGATATCCCGTCGGTAGAATCATTGGCCGTCTTGATATTAACGATCGGGCTGCGATGCCTTACCACCGGAGCAACCTGGCCATCATCCGTGATGTGCCGGACAATCACCTGTATTTCCCGGTCCAAAACGCCCGGCTGATAAATACCTGTCATGCCGAATGCTTCCAAAATGTACTCGGCATTTTCCTCGAAAATTTCGCCGAATGTCTTTAATGCCATTAACTAACCTTCAATTTCGAATCTTGATCAAACATACAAAACGGCTCTCGGTAGAGTAAGGATATTTCAGAGGCGGATAAGGCACGGCTGAAAATCATTACATTGTCAACGGAGCCAGGGAAATAGTTACGAGAACCGCTCGCTTGCCTCGCTGCTATAGTAACATCTACATTAGCATCACCTGTCTGACCTATATCAGAAGTTCGTGAAACAGGAGCAGCTTTCTCAACACCATCAATAAACAATCTAATGTATTGTTTGTCATAAGTTCCTACAAAATGATACCATTTGTCATCATCAAAAGTCTGAACATCATATTCGGCTCTGTCACTATCAGCGTTATCCCAGATTTCAAGCCCCATCTTCCTGTTCACTATGGACAGTTCCCAACTTGATTTAAGGTCGCCTTTTCGAGCAATTGAAGCAACCCAATTCCAGGAAGACCAATCATTATGCTTAATCCAGGCAGACACTGTTATACTCTTTTCAATATGCAAAGAACTATCGTGTCCGCAACTTACATAGTCCCCTGTTCCATCAAAGTACAAAGCAGAACCAAATCTGCCGGGGACAAAATGAGTATCCCCCTGGAGAGTCCCTGTATTTCCATTCCCGCTGAAATCGAAGACCTTAGAGCCGGAGCCTTCGTTCATTAGCCAGTATGCCATGAGACCGCGGGCAAGTGGGTGGGTACGATTAAGCTGTATTCCCCTTGTAGGTTTAAGTATTTGCATCGGCTATCGTCTCCCCGAAGAATTTATATTCAAAATTGAATTTTTTGTTGTAATCAACTTTGATATTTTGCCAGTCTTTCTTAATTGCAGCGACAATATCCAGCTTATTCTGGCCGCTCTCTACAACCATATCTCTTGTAATTTCGACCAGCGTACCGGCGGCCAGGGCATCTATCTCCGCCTGCTCAAGTCCGGCAAGGCGGCTTCCAGGGGTCGGCACTACGCCTGAGACCGGCACATCAAGCGGAATATGGTAAATAAGCTGTACCCTGCCTTTGCCTTCTTCTGTCTTGTTTATTCTCCCGATGTGAACATCAGCCATAAATTTTTCCCTTTCGCTTTTGCATCAATTGGAGATTCAATGTCTGGCATATCGCCATCTGCGACAATAAGCCCTCACATCGTGACTATCCGTTGAGCCGGTCTGTTTAATGCCAATCCTGAAATGAGCAAGGTCCTTGATAATGAAGCTCAATTGCTGCGGGTCAACGCTCTTATCGCCCTGCATCGACCATATAGGCGTATCATCGAAGTTAGTGCCGTCGAGAGAGCCATAAAGCGATATCTCCACCTCATCGGTCGGTGTAGCATCATAGTTAATTTCAACAGTGACATGAGCTGCCTCGTAACCTCCGGAAGCCATATCGACAGCAGCGGAATACTCCTCAGTAGTACCCGACAAAGTCGTATATCCATCAGCAGAACCCTCAATTTGAATCTGTGAATCCCAATCTTTTTGTATTACTTCAGCTAACATTCTTTAGCTCCTTACCCTGAAAATATTTTTATTAAAACGGCAACCATGCTGCCGCCGCTGAGGCCCGAGCCTATACACACTCCCAGCAAAACCCATTTCGAGGCAATAATCGACTTGCCAAACGGACAGGAATCGATATGCCATTTAAGCATATCCTCGATAATCTGCTTACTTACCTCGGTAGCCGAATTGACTGCGACCTCGCGGATGTATGCACGGTCCTGCTCCGACAATGCCATAGCAGCTCCTTTAAAAAGTAACCGGTGATAAATGGGCATGACAAGGCCTCTGCCGGGCCATGCCCGATATAAGTAAAACTTTCACCAATCAATCAACCATTCAAATAATTATCAAGTCGTATGCAAGGTCGCATGGGCGGCGTACTGCCATCTGCCAAAGCCGACAGCCCTGCGCGTATAAGCCTTGACAAGCATCTGGTCGTTGAGGCGATAATGTTCACTTTCGGGACCGAACACATCGACATTATCTTCAAGGGGAATTTCTTCCTGCCGGATGAACGGCTTCAGGGGCGCATCTGTTCGATAAACGTCAAAATCAGTCGTATAGGTCAGACGTGGATTAGCGGCCACACTGACTCTAAAACCATCCTTTTCAAGCGATTTTATTGTGTTCGTATCACCTTGATTTATTGTCTGATTGACAACAGAGGGTACCAAATGCATCCACAATGCCGGGCTTGTCATGACGAGAAAATTCTTCGCATTCTCATTTATGGGCTTGCCCTGGTCATCCTTGTAGCCCAGCATGTGTGTAATCACGCCTAAAATCGCCTTTACCGCCTCAGCTGCAGTCGGTGTCGCCGCCACCACTACGCTCAAAGCCGGTATGTCGGTATAAACGAGAAGATTCTTCTGCGTGCCGCTTTTCCTCTCACCGTGAGAAGCGCTAAAGAAATTCTTAGTATCGTAGCATGTGCCAAGTGTCGTTCCCGTCCCGGCAAGCATCAGTATGCTCATCAATTCGGCCCAATGATTTACACATCGAGTTGCGAATTCTCCGACCTGAGCCATTACCTGACCGGTCTTATCACGTTCGATATCTTCTCGCGAGATATTCAGGCCGCCTTGATAGACTCTATTGCGGAGCTGGTAAAAATACTCGGCCGCTTGTTCCCCCCTCTTTTCGCCTTTTACTTCCGTAAGTCCCGGAGGTGTTCCGAGCCAGGCGTAAGTCTCGAGCGCACTGTCAGAATCGAAAGGAATCGAAAGCAAATCAATCCATTCGGCCATCGCCTGGGCTATATGCAGGAAAAATTCTCCCCTTACGCCCTGTGCTGTAACATATCTCATAATATATTCTCCAAAAAAAGTTTTTCATTGCCCCGTGTTTATGGGCGCAAACAAAAAAGGCCAGATGAGGAGGTGGCCCCACCTGGCCTTCTTGTTTGCCTTACGCCACCTTTCAGCTGGCCGGCCGAAAAGTGAACCCGATATTCACTTTTCAATTTATCATGCAGCTAATTGTGCACATCTGATCCAGTCTAATGTTACCGTCACATCGGCGGCACCTGTGGCTTCCTTCATACATAAGGTTGGAACAAGGACATCGGCCGCCGGGAAGTCCGCAGTAGCAATATCCGCCGCCGATATCGCAGTTCCGGTGGCCACTCCGTTGATATAACCCTGGATAGTTGCTCCATTAAAGTATAGACCCAGCGTTACGTACGTATCGGCCACCAGTGTATGGTAGTCGTCATCATGTTCGTTTTGCGTTTGGCCCGTCTTATCGTAAACCAGATCAATAATGTCGCCATCGGCTTCTTTGTTCTGGAAGCCAATCGCCCCGACATCCGAAAGGGTCGCATCATCGGCTATCAAGTCGCCTGCCAATACCCCATCGCCGGCCATAAGACCGAGGAACCAACCTGCCTCCGTATCAGATATCTGAGATGCCTTGACGCGGGCCTCGAGCGCCCATGCGACTCCACCGCTCGATGTGATCGGGCAACTCGGCCATTGCACTTCGGCGGCCTGGTTGTCGGTCGTAGTAAATATTGTCAGGGCCCCTTCACCGGCTGCTCCCGGAATGACGTCGATCACCGAGGCGGCATCGGTGAATTGATCACTCGGCGCATCCTCACCGTGCGTAAAATCTATATCCAAAAGCGAACCCGCGAACGGGTTGTTGCGCATCTCAACTAAGTTAAAGTTCTTCCAGATTGCCTCTGTCGGCAGTGCCGTGGCCGCACGCCCACGAGCTGAGTTGGATATCGCCATATCAGGAACTTCATTCGTTTGTAATTCAACCACTGCTGTGTTGGTCGTAACATAGCGGACGACTACACCAACACGCGTGTTGGTGCTTGGAGTCAGCGTGTAAGTAGCATCATCGCTGGCATAAACTTCCTTGCCTACATCGGTAATCGCCACGCCGGTTAAAGTTGCTTCGAGCCGATATCGGCCACACAGCCTCTTAACTGTCCGAGAGCCATCAGATCCGGCACTGTTGTCAATATATTCCATTGAATGACCCCAGAACCGGTCGCCGGCGACAAGGCCCCTGGCATATCCCGTACTGTTTCGCCCGATCATCGCTCCCTCATAAATAGTTGCTGCCGATGCAACAGGCGCCTCACTTTGCTCGCCTCTTATAATCGTTAGCGGCGTATTCGCTGTTAAAGCCATAATATATCTCCTTAATAAAAATTTGTTCTGTTTTTATAAAGAATGCGCGGATAAGTTAAATATCCGCTCATTCATTCACTCTTTTACTTACTCATTTACTCATTTAGCCGGGTGCCGGATCGCGGCGATATAAGCGTCCGCCGAGCTGTATTGATCCTTCAGTTCCTGTGTCTGATTAAAGTGCTCTTTAAGCTGCTCATCTGTCGCCTTCTTCTCATCAAACTTGCCGGTCGCTGATGCTTCATCGGTGAACTCAGCATTAGCGGGGTCCACCGGCTTCTTTTTCTTTTCAAGCTCCGTGACCTTTTCTGTTAGCTGCGTTTTCTTGGCCTCGATTTTATCGACGCGAAGCTTCATGGCCTCGGCGGCCGTTTTGCCCTCGCTATAGCACTGGACCAGCAGCTCATTGTCACCACCACAGGCATCCTTCAAGGCGGCAAATAAATCCCGCTCCTCTTTTTTCCCTTCGCTCATCCCCTGTGCCAGTATCTCCTCGTGTAATCCCGGATATAGCTCGGCAAAACCCTCGGCACTTTTGATTTCTATTACTGTTTGTGTTTCCTTTGCCATAATATTATTCT